TGCGCCNGCTGCGATACCCCCGCAGCCCGCCCTTGACCCCCGGCCTCGGGCTACCAGCGTCACGCACCATTACCCACTCGAAATTCAAAAGAGGCGTATTTCGGGACGGTCACGCTGTCGACCGGACAAACGGTACGGCTGATTCCCGAGAAGGAAGGCATCGTGTTTCCGCTCGGTACCTTCGATACCTTCCGTACCTACTTCGCCCCGGCCAACCTGATGGATGCGGTCGGCACCTACGGGCAGGAACTCTATGCCTACCAGTTGGCGCGTCCCAACGGCACCGGCATCGACATCTACACCCAGTCCAACCCGCTGCCGATTGTGAAGCGTCCGGCACTGACCGTGCGACTGCACTCGAGCAATGGCTGGTGACACCAATGGGGAAGCGATGACCGTCTTTGCGGACCTGAGCAAAGCGCTGTCCGCCACCGTGCTTGCCACCTTCGGCGAGCCGGTGGTGTTTCACCTCGAGGGGCAGGCAGCCCCGCTCGACGGCACGGGCGTTTTTACCGCCGCGCATCAAGAGGTGGATGCCAGCACGGGCGTGGCGGTGTCCATGGTGCAGCCGGTGCTGGAAGTGCGGCAGGCCGACCTGCCCGCTTCGCCGACCGAAGGCGATGCGGTCAGCGTCCAAGGTGTGCTCTACCTGATTGTCGATGTGCGACCCGATGGTCATGGGTTTCTGAAACTGATGCTGCACAAAGGGGGCGGTCATGAAACATCCGCGCACCTTGATCCGTGAGGCAGTCAAGGAACGACTGGTCGCGCAGTTGCCGAAGCTTGATCCGCGCATCACCCCGGCACGCATCAGTATCCACCGCAGCACACCGCTGTTTCAGGCCAAGCTGCCGGCCATCCTGATCTACACCCGGGATGAGCGTATCGAGGATCAGCCCAATGCCGATCCGGGGCTGCGCTATCGCAAACTCGAACTGTCGGTGGAGATCATCGCCAGCGGTGAGGCCGCTGCCGAGGAGGCGGATGTGTTGGCCTTGGCAGTGGAAGCCATTCTCGATGGTGACGAAACCCTCGGGCTGCTGGTGGAAGGCACGCGGCTGACACGCACCGAGGTGGATCAGGGTGGCGATGGTGAGACGCCGGTGCTGGCTGCGCGAATGTCGTTCGAGGTCAGCTACTGGACTCAACCCATCGAAGCCTCCGAAGAGCAATTACCGTTGCAGGTGCTGGTGAGTTGGGTGCCGGAGATCGGCAACGACCATGAGCACAGCTATGCGCCGGTCGGCACGCACTATCGGGAATCCAGTCCATGACTGAACGCAATCTTCATCAAGACATGACCGAAGCCGAGCGGCGCATCAGCAATGTCGCCTTGATGGGCCAGGTGGTCGCACTGGATACCGCTCGCGCTCGCGTGCGGGTACAGGCCGGCCCCATCACCACCGGCTGGTTGCCGTTTGCGACGGTGCGTGCCGGACAGGATCGGACCTGGCATCCGCCAGAGCCGGGCGAGCAGGTGTTGCTGGTCGCCCCCGGCGGTGATCTCAACCAGGGCGTGGTGGTGGGCTCGATCTACCGCGCCGAGCATCCCGCACCGGCTGATTCCGCTGATGTCTCGCGCACCCTGTTCAAGGACGGTGCGGTGATGGAGTACGACCGTGCCCAGCACCACTGGCGATTGTCCGTGCCGGCTGGCGGCAAGATCGTGCTGGAGATTGGGCCGACCCAACTGGAGCTCACCGATCAGGGCGCACGGCTTACTGCACCTCGGATTGATCTGAACTGAAGGAAGTCGCCATGCCGACTGTCACACGCCTGGGTGATCAATGTACCGGCCACGGCTGTTTCCCCGCTCGCCCCAGCACTTCCGCTGCGGCCTCGGTGTTCGTCAATGGCATTGCGGTGCATCGTGTCGGGGATGCCTGGGCCACGCACTGCTGTGGGCCGGCCTGTCACGCCAGCGTGCTGGCAGAAGGCAGTTCTACTGTGTTTGCCGAGGGGCAGGCGGTCGGACGTATTGGTGATCCGGTGGCCTGTGGTTCGAGCGTGGTTGAAGGCTCGCCCAATGTCTATGCAGGGTAATCAACGATGCTCGGAATCAACGCCCAAACCGGCCAGCCCTTGTCGGGCATTGACCACCTGCGCCAGAGCATCCGCGACATCCTCACCACCCGCATCGGCACCCGCGTGATGCGCCGTGACTATGGCTCGCGCCTGCCGGCGCTGGTCGACAATCCAATGACGCCGCGTTTGGCCATGGAACTCTACTCGGCCACCGCCGAAGCGCTCGCCCGTTGGGAACCGCGTTTCAAGCTTAGCCGCGTGCGGATTGTGTCGGCCACAGTCGGGCAGGTGGTACTCGATCTTGAAGGCATCTACTTGCCCTATGGCAAGGCCACGGTACTCACCGGACTGGAGGTGTGAATGAGCACGCTATCGGATCTGAGCAGCCTGCCCACCCCGGCAGTCATCGAGACCTTGTCTTTCGAGACGATCTTCTCGGCACTGCAGACCGAGTTTCAATCGCGCTACCCGGACTACTCCGCACTGCTCGCCTCCGACCCCGCCGTCAAACTGCTCGAAGTCGCGGCCTACCGGGAAGTGCTGCTCCGGAACCGTATCAATGCCGCCGCCAAAGCGTCACTCCTGGCCTTTGCCACCGGCAGCGATCTCGATCATCTGGCCGCCTTTTACGGTGTGACGCGTCTGGACAATGAACTTGACGAGGCCCTGCGCCTGCGTACCCGCCAACGCATCATCGGCTTCGCCAATGCCGGTGGGGCGGCGCATTACCGCTACTGGGCGCTTTCCGCCTCACCGGACGTGGCCGATGTCGAAGTCGATAGCCCGGCACCGGGGCGAGTGCGTATCAGCGTCCTGGCCAAGGAAGGCGTTCAAGCCGAAGGCACAACCGTGCCTGAAACGGTGCTCGCTGCCGTCCGTGCGGTCGTCCTGCGCGACGACATCCGGGTGCTCACCGACACCGTCGAGGTGGTGCCGGCCGAACTGATTCCGGTCACCGTTACCGCCCGCCTCTGGCTCTACCCGGACGCCCCCTTGGAGACGGTCAAGTCCATCCAGGACGTGTTCGTTCCGACACTCGCCGCCCACGCCGGTCTCGGCTGGGATCTGACCCGCTCCTGGGTCATTGGCCAGCTGCAGCGCCCGGGCGTGCACAAGGTGGAGTTGTTGTCGCCGACCACAGACATTCGCGCCAACGCCAACCAGGCGGTACGCCTGATCCATCTGAATCTGGAATTTGCCGGGCGGGATCGCTGACGCTCGTCATGGAAATACGGAGGGCGCATGACCCCGAATCATCTGCTGCCCGCCAACGCCACACCGCTGGAGCAGGCGCTCTCCCTCTCAACGGATGCACTTTCCCGACTGGCACTGCCGGCGGACGCGATCCGCCAGTTCAAAACCGATCCATCTGACCCGCTGCTACCTTGGTTGATCTGGGAGTATGGCCTGGGGGAACTGCTGCCCTACCTACCCGAACCACGCCGCGCCATCGCCGAGGGCATCCTCTGGCAACGCCTGCGCGGCACGCCCAAAGCACTCGCGATTGCGCTCAGGTGGATTGGCGCCGATCACGTGTTCGTCGAGCCCGAAGTACCGGGCGTGCACTTTGCGGAATTCCAGATCGACCCTGGCCTGGTGCTCGACGACGACCGCCTGATTGCCGATCTCATTGCGATTGCCAAATTGTCCGCGCCGGCACGGAGCCGCCTGTCACGCCTCTACCACGGCTGGGACCTGCGCCGGGTCGTGCTGGACGAGAGCCGGCTGGGCGAGGCCTTGCTGTCGGACCACAGCGGCGTGTTCTGGACCGATGGACAGAGCAAGTTGTCGTTTGGCAGGGTGCGTAAATTTGCGCATCCTCAACAGACCATCCGCGTCGTGCCGGCCATCACCGCCCATCGCTTCGCGGTGGCCCGCCTGATCGACCGCTATCTGCTCGATTTCTCCGCACTGGGCGATCCGGGGCATACCCGCAACGAAGAGATGCTGCACGCGCATTTGTTCACCTTCGGCAATCCGCTGGCCCTTCCCGAGCCCCTCGGGATGCGCCCTGAGCGCAAGTTCTGCAAAGCGATGGTGGTGTTGTCCGACAGCGCGGCGCTGGGCGACATCAATGCCAACCTGCCGAGGTTTGTCTGGGAGGAACAAGGCGAACCATTCGGACTCGGTAAGGGCAGCTTGTCCGAATCGGATCATCGCCTGCGCCGGGTGGAAGTGCTGGCGCGTTTTTATGCCGCACACCCTGCCAGTGCTCTGGTGCCGGGTCTGAGTTCGCGGGCAGCGCGCTTGAGTCGGCATGCGCGCCGTGCGGCGGTCCACAGTGACTGGCAACTGGGCCATCTGTCCCTGGGCGATACCGCAGCACAGCCGGGCCAGCGCGCGGCCATGGCACGCCTGTCTGCGCTCAACAACCTGCTCGGCCGACGTTGGGTTGATCAACTGGCCTGGCCCGCCGCACGCTGGCGCGATCTGTGGCGCGAGCCCGAAGCAACGGCACAAGCCGGTTTCCTGCCCGAGCGTCGCTTCTGCAAAGCGCAGATCGTGCTCTCGGAGGTGCGCCTAGGCTGGGAGAACAGTCGCACACCCCGACGGGCAATCCATCGCACCAAGCCGGTACCCAGACTCGGCGAACTTGCCCTGGGGGATGCCGCAGAGATCGAGTGGAGGGCGCTGACCGATATGCAAATTTGCACATCGGCACTCACGACGCCCACGCCCTATGCAATATCTGCCCCCTACGTCGAGCGCCACCGCTTGCTGCGCCACGCCGTGCTGCATGGCGTGCCGCTGGGCGTTCTGCGCTTGGGTGAGACCGGCCAGAGGGCTGTGGTTGTTTCGCTACGCGACCTCTCCCGAATCAACAGCGCAGCCTGGCGCGGCCAGACCTGGACGGGTGTGACCTGGCCCACGGACACCTGGCACGCCGTGCGCGAGCTGATCGTGGCGACGCATTCGACGACCTGAAAGCCGTCAGCTCAGGAGAGTTTCAGCAGCGTCTTGATCTTGGCCTTGATCTCGGCCAGTTCTGCGGGTGTGGCCGCTCCCTTGCGTTCGGCCTGGCGGGATTTCCAGTCGAGATTCTTGACCTGGTCAGATAAGGCCGCGCCGGTGGCGCCGCTGCCATTGAGCACAACCTCGAAAGGGTAGCCCTTGATCTGGTTGGTGATCGGCACGCAGACAAGCAGCCCCGAGCGCTGGTTATAAGCCTTCGGACTCAAGACGACCGCTGGCCGCCGACCGGCCTGTTCATGACCGCTTTGTGGCGTGAAGTTCAACCAGACGATATCGCCTTCGTCCGGGACGTAGATCGCCATCAGAGCAACTCCTGACCTTGCGGCACCCCGAAGTCCTGCTCGCCGTGCCGATTTTTGGCGGTGATTCCGGCCAGCAGCTCGTCCAGGTTGTAGGCCGGGGCGGCGGGCTCGATAACGATACGACCGTTCTCGGCGCGAACTTCGACCGCCTGCTCTAGCGACAGCTGTGCCGCCTCCATGACTGCTGCCGGCAAGCGGATCGCCGGGCTGTTGCCCCATTTTTTAACAAGCTGAAGCGCCATGAGAACCTCCGTAGAAACAAATGTAGATACGGATGCAGTGTAGGCGATTCCTTTCCAAGTATCAACAAACGTCTCTACAACCCGATTGGAGCACCCGATGGCCATTCTGACCACCAGCGGTCGCGCGGCTCTTGCCGCCGCGATCAAGCAGCAAACCTTGCACCTTGCCCTGGGCGCAGGCGACCCCCTGTGGGATACCCAGAAGAGTATCACCGCCGCCTTCGCTGCCGATGGTGTGATCGACCTGGGCTTTGCGCATCTCGCCGACATCCGCGTCACTTCGCTGGACGGCAATACCGTTTATGAACGCGATGGCGACTACAGCGCCAACGCCCGTGAGGGCATCCTCACCCGCCTGCCCGCCAGCACCCTCCCGATAGACGCCGAAGTGACCGTCAGCTTCAAGATCGAGCACCCGCCCGAAGCCATTGCCCAGGTCGCGCTGCTAGCCGAAGTCGGTCGCCGTAGCGTCGATGAAGTGCATTTTGTGGCGAGTGACCCCGAGGGCGAGATCGTCGTGCCCACCGGGCGCTACCGGCTGAGTAGCGAGCCGACCCACCACCTCTTCATCCGGGTGCGTTTCGATTTCGAGGATGCCGCCACCAGCGTGGTGCGCGAGCAGGGGCTGTTCGTCGGCTGCACCACCGACCCGGGCCTGCCGGTTGGTCAGAAATTCTTCTTGCCCAGTCAGATCACTGATCCCGGCATCTTGCTGGTGCTGCAGCACTCGGTGCCCATCGTGCGCCAACCCAGTACGCGCGAGACCTTCGAATTCGTCGTCACCTTCTGAACCCCTATTTTGCGAGGCTCTCCATGATCGAGCGTTACTACAACCTGTTTGACCCGCAGAAGCATTACGAGCAACTCCTGTTCCGCGCCGGCGATGGCCTGCAGTCGCGGGAATTGAATGAAATCCAGGCCACCCTGATGCACCGCATCCAGGGCGTTGCCGATGCCCTGCTCAAAGACGGCGATGTCATCGCCGGTGGTGAGCTCACGGTCAATGCCGACACCGGTGCGGTCACGATTGAGGCCGGGCGCATCTATCTGCGCGGTGCCGTGCGCACGGTATCGGCCGCCAGCTTCACCGTTCCCGTCGACAGTCGCATTGCCATCGGTGTGCGCTTTGTGGCGCGCACCGTTACCGAACTCGAAGACCCCAACCTGCGCGAACCTGCCGTCGGCGTGCGCAACTACCAGGAGCCCGGTGCCGGGCGCCTGCAGGAAACCCTCGTCTGGGGCTGGGCGGGGGCCGGCACCAGTGATGGCCAGCCGGGTGACTTCCACGCCGTCTATGCGCTCGACAACGGCATTCTCGAGAACCGCCGCCAGCCACCGGCATTGGATGGCGTGATTGCCAGCCTCGCCCGCTACGACTTCGATGCCAACGGCCACTATGTCACCGAAGGCCTCAACACGCGCTTTCTGGCCAAAGACACGGAGACCGCCGAGCACGTTTTTTCGATTTCGGAGGGCCGTGCCAACATCAATGGCTTCAAGGTCGAGCGCAGCCAGTCGCAGCGCCTGCGGCTGCCCATTGATCCCGACCTGCAGCGCGTCGCTTCCGAGCCGCACATTTTTACCGACGCGGGCAATGGCACGATGGGGGTCACTATCAATCGCACACCGCTCGCCCAGGTCGTGGACGTGCGTGTCACCCAGACCCGTACCGAGACCGTCATCCACGGTGCCTTCACCGGTGCGCAGGATCTGCTCGGCAAGCCGACCGGGGTGGCGATCACCGAAGTGAAACAGGGGGGCACCACTTACGCCGCCGGCACCGACTACAAGCTCACCGCCGACAAGGTCGACTGGACACCTGCCGGTGCCGAACCCGCCCCCGGCTCCAGCTACCAGGTGACCTACCAGCACATCGCCAGCATCACCCCGACCGACCTCACCGATAGCGGATGCACGGTGGCCGATGTTGTGCCCGGCACCACCATGTACATCGACTACGACTGGAAGCTGCCGCGTATCGATCTCCTGGCGCTCACCCCTGACGGACAGGTCGAGTGCATCAAGGGCATCGCGCAGGTGATCAACCCGCTGGCACCCACTGCGCCGGCCGGACGATTGGCTATTGCGGAAATCCGCTACGACTGGTCCAGCACCACAGTGCCAGCTGTCCGCAATGTGGCGATTCGCACCATCAAGGTTTCGGAACTTGCCGCCATGCAAACGCAGATTGGCGATCTCTATGATCTGATGGCCCTGGAACGCCTGCGCATCGATGCCAACATCAACGAGCCGGCCGCCAAGAAGGGGCTGTTCGTCGACAACTTTCTCGACGACGATTTGCGTGACCAGGGTGTGGCGCAGACGGGCGCGGTGGTGCCGCCATGACCGGCCTGCGTTCCATCTTCGGACTCACGCAGGACGAGGTGGTCAAGCTCGGGGACGCCATCAACCATCTGTCCAACAATATGGATGCCAAGGCATCCGACTTGTTGAACATCGCCAACCGGGCCGGCTCGACAGCCAAGCTCTTCGGACTGTCCGGCGCCCAGTTGAATGCCTTGGGCGCTTCCTTTCTGGCCTTGAAGACCAAACCGGAGGTCGCGGCCACCGGCATCAATGCGCTACTGATGAAGCTCGCCACCGCCGACAAGCAGGGTGCGAAGTTTCAGGAGGGGCTGTTCAGCATTGGCATGAGCGCCGAAGTGATGAAGAAGATGATCGCCGAGGATGCGCAGGGGGCCATCGTCACCTTCCTGGAGCAGGTCAAATCCGCCCCGGATGTGATGGGCACGCTGGCCGATCTTTTCGGGGCGGAATACGCCGACGATATCGCCAAGCTGGTCGGATCGCTCGACACCTACAAGGGCGCCCTGGGTCTGGTCGCCGAGGAAACCCGGTATGCCGGCTCGATGCAGGCCGAGTACGAAGCGCGTTCGGCCACCACCGCCAACAACCTGCAATTGCTCAAGAACCAGATGAGCCGTCTGGGCGTCACGGTGGGCAATGCACTGTTGCCGGCCTTGAACAGTCTGGTCGGGGCGCTCATGAAGCCCATCGAAGGGCTGACGGCACTGGCAGAACGGTTTCCCATCGTCACGCAAGTGGTGGTGGGCACGGTCGGTGCTGTGCTCGGTTTAAAAGTGGCGACGATTGCGCTGGGTTATGCCTGGACTTTTGTGAAGGGGCCGATCCTTGGCGCACAGGTGGCATTTCAGTCGGCACGGGCCGGATTGGCGCTGCTGCAAGTGCAGGCAGCTGCGACCGGTGCGAGTGCCGGACTACTGTCACTGGCCTGGACCCGCATTCAGACCAGTGCCCTGGGTCTGATCACCCCGATCAAGTCGGCAGCACTGGCTTTCTGGGCCATGCTGCCCGCCATCGGGGCCACCACGGCGGCGCTGCTGGCCAACCCGATCACCTGGATCGTGGCGGGGATTGGTGCTGCTGTCGCTGGCCTGGCGCTGGTGATCCGCAAGTACTGGGACCCCATCGCTGCCTACGTCGGCGGAGTGTTCGAGGGCATTCGCTCGGCCATGCAGCCGGCCATCACGAGTCTCTCCACGGCACTGGTACCGCTCGCGTCCATCGGGCAGGCGGTAGCCTCCGTGTTCGGCTTCATTGCCGACAGCGTGAGCCGGGTGGTGGACTGGATCGGGCAGTTGCTCGCGCCGGTCACGCTGAGCCAGGACGAGTTCGACAGCCTGTCGGCCTCGGGCCAATCGCTCGGGGCGGTGATCGGTGGTGTGTTGAGCACGGCTTTTACGGTGCTGACCTTGCCGATCCGGGCGGTCGGCACTCTGGTGGGCTGGGTGATCGAGGGCTTTACCGCACTGGTGTCCTTCTCCCCCTTGGCCTTGATCAGCGCGGCCTGGCAGCCAGTGGCGGATTTCATGACCGGTCTCTGGTGGGGCATCACCGCTACCGTGGGCCAGGCCATCGAATGGATTGCCGACAAGATCGGCTGGGTGATGAACGCCGGCAAGCAGGTCGGCGACTGGTTCGGTTCGCTCTTCGGGGGCGAGAAGCAGGCTGTGCCGACATCCACGGCACCGACGTCCTCGCGTCCAGCAGCGCTGGGTAGTGCGTCTTCGCTGGCTGTGCCACGCCCCTCGGTCGGCACGGCACCCGAACTCGACGGTGTCATCTACCCGAGCTTCAAGGGTGGCCTGGGCCAGATCGAAGCGATGCGTGCGCTGGCCGATGCCGGCAAACCGCTACAGCTGGTCGACGGCCTGGGGCGCATCTGGGGTGCCTGGGTGATCACGGAGATCGGCGACACCCGCACCGTGTTCGCCGACGATGGCCAGCCCCGCAAGCTGGAATTCCGCATCAAGCTCAAGGCCTACGGGGAGGATCAGTCATGACGAGGCGACTTACCCGTGATGGCGATGTGCTCGACGACCTGGTCTGGCAGCACTATGGACGCAGCGACGTGATCGCCGCCGTGCTCGCGGCCAATCCGCATCTGGCCCAGTTGCCCCCGGTCCTCGAAGCGGGATTGGTGATCGAACTACCGGATTTGCCATTACCCGTTGAAGCGCCGGTGATCCGGCTGTGGTCGTGAGGACGTTACGAGGAGGCGAAGATGCAACCTGTATTCCGCATCTACGCCGACCGCGTGGAGATTACCGCCGCCATCCGCGACCGGCTGATCGAGCTGGCCGTCACCGATGAAGCGGGCATCCAGTCCGATGAACTGAAGCTGACGCTGGACGACCGTTGTCGCGAAGATGGCGCGCTTGCCGAACTGCCGCACATTGGCACGGTGCTGACAGTCTCCATTGGCTATGCCGAAACCCGGCTGGTGTCACTGGGACGCTTCATCGTCGACGAGGTGGAGATTCGCTCGCCACCGGCAACGCTGACGGTCTCGGCCAAGGCCGCCGACATGGTCGGGCCGTTTCGCAGCCCCAAGACCCGCTCCTGGGATGCGACCACCCTGGGCAAGATTGTCGAGAAGATTGTCGGCGAGCACCGCTACACGCCAAAGCTCGATCCCGAACTCGGCCGCATCGCCATCGCGCATCTGGATCAGACCGAAGAAAGCGATATGGCGCTGCTCACCCGTCTGGCCAGCATGCACGATGCCGTGGCGAAACCCGTGGCCGGCTTCCTGGTGCTGGCCAGGCAAGGGGCCGCCAAGACCATCACCGGGATGGCGATGCCGACGATCACCTTGACTGCCAGCGATCTGGCCGAGTGGCGCTACCGACACGCGGCGCGCAAGCCGGGGGGCAGTGGCACAACCAAGGAAGCCAGCACCCAAGCGCCGCCGACTACCGCCACTGGTGGCACCAAGGCCTATTGGTGGGACTTCGCGAAGGGCGAACGCCGGGAGGTGACGACTGGCCAGCCGCCATTTGAAGAAATCCGCTATGTGCATGCCACCGAGGCCGAGGCCAAGGCGGCCGCCGCCGCCAAGAAGAACTGTGGCGAACGCGGGCAGGGTGAGTTGAGTTTCAGCCTGCCGGGTGATCCGCGCCTGGCCGCTGAAGGGCGATTGTCCCTCCATCTCAGAGCCGGCATCCCCAATGACTGGCGCATCAAGCGCGTTGAGCATCGGCTCGGCAATCAGGGCTACACGACCCAGGTCGAGTGCGAGCGCAGTGCCGCCAATCCCGAAGCTGTTTCGTAAAGGAGAACAAAGCCTCTTTTGAATTTCGAGTGGGTAATGGTGCGTGACGCTGGTAGCCCGAGGCCGGGGGTCAAGGGCGGGCTGCGGGGGTATCGCAGCCCGGCGCAGCGC